GAAAGATATGACGTATCAGGAAGAAATGGATTGGCTTGTTAGTAATAACAAAAGAAATATAATTATAAGAAATTTATCCATAACACAGAAAGGTAATACTCTTGTTCTGTTTCAGTATGTAGAAAAGCATGGTCGAATAATATTCGATATGATTAATAATAAAATAGGTGATACTAGAAAAGTCTTTTTTGTATTTGGAGGAACTGATACTGATACTAGAGAACAGATTCGTGCTATTACTGAGAATGAAACCGATGCAATTATTGTTGCCTCTTATGGCACATTCAGCACGGGTATAAATATAAGGAACTTACACAATATTGTTTTTGCATCACCTAGTAAAAGCAGAGTAAGAAATTTACAAAGTATTGGTAGAGGATTACGAAAAGGAACTGATAAACTTTCATGTAATCTATTTGATATTGGTGACGACTTACAATGGAAATCTAAAAAGAATTATACTTTGATACATATGATAGAACGAATAAAATTATACAATGAAGAAGGTTTCAATTATAAACTAGTAAGGATTCCGATTGATGGACAATAATTATCAAGTAATTAGATTAATTAATGGTACTACTATTGTAGGCGATATCATCACATCTTCAGATGAGTTTATAATTCAATATCCTCTAGAAGTACATTTTAAACCTGTAATGAACTCTGAAGGAAAACTTACAGGTGAACAAATGACGCTAAGGCCTTATTTGATATTAACAAGAGAAACTGAAATTTGTATAGATCCTTACAACGTAATGACTTGCAATCCTTTAGATGAACGTTTAAACTTTTCATATGAAGAGATGGTATCCACTGCATATAAAAAGAATATTAATTTCGAAGGTAACTTCTACAAAGAAGACCACAGTGTAAACAGTTCTGATGATTTAAGTGAAAATGAACTTGATTACTTGAAAGATTTACTTGATAAGTTACAGAGTGGTGATGAAGTCATACATTGATTTATCCCTTTCTTTCTAACAAAGCAATTATATCAATTAGAAAAAACCATGTCAAGCATTTTTTGCACTTGACAAACATAAATTATTGTAGTATTATAGTATATTAAAGTGAGGCGTAAATAAATTATGGCAAAAACATCAGTTCATTATATTGACAATAAAAAGTTCTTCCAAGCAATGAAAGAGTGGAAGAATGAAATCTCTATTTCTGAATCCGCAGGAAATAAACGACCCCAATGCACCAACTATTTGGGGGAATGTTTTGTTAAAATTTGCAATCATCTTGCATATAAATCTAATTTTGTAAACTATACTTTCCGAGATGAAATGATTCTTGATGGTATTGAAAACTGTTTACGATATGCTGATAGATTTAATCCTGAAAAGAGTGAGAATCCTTTTGCATATTTTACACAAATAACATACTACAGTTTTATACGCCGTATCAAAAAAGAAGCCAAGCACACTGAAACTAAACTTAGATATTTACAGAGTATTGACCTACAACAATTGTTAGATGAAATTGAAGGTGGTGGTGATAACTATGAATATCTAAATTGGATCCAAAGTCAAATAGACAACAATGCTAAACAAAAAGAAGATTTTGCTAAAGCATCACCTACAGTCTTTAAAAGAAGACCTAAATACTTTGATGAGTCTAAATCTGAAAGTTCTTCAGACAATGAAATTATAGATGATGTTGATGAGTTTGAATTGGACGAAGAAGTTGAAGAATTGCTTGACAAAGAGGTTTAAATAAAATATAATAGTATATTATTTTTATATTGTGTAAAGGATAAAAGATGAGAATTCGTTACTCTGAAATGTTTTGGTCGTTTCAAGGCGAAGCAGAACTAGCAGGAACACCTTCTGTTTGGCTTAGATTTTTCGGTTGCAATTTAGAGTGTAATGGATTTGGTCAAGATCATCCAACACAACCTGATACTTGGGAACTTCCTTATAAAGATTTTGATTTGATTGCAGTAGATCGACTAGAAAATCTTCCTGTTTGGAATAAAGGGTGTGATTCTTCTTATTCGTGGTCAAATAAATTTAAACATCTTGCTAAAGACACTGATGTTGATGGTGCTTGTGATCAAATAGAATCTCTCCTACCTCTAGGTAAATTTACACACCCAGTAAGTCAACAGGAAAATATGTTGTCTTTCACTGGGGGTGAACCTATGTTACAACAAAAACAAATGAAAGAAATTGTAAACACACTTGTGCAACGCGGTAATATACCTAAACTTATTACAGTTGAAACAAATGGAACAAAGAAGTTAAACAAAGAATTGCAAACTTATATTAATGAATATCTTTATGATATAGGTGTTCGTTGGCATTGGGCAATTAGTCCAAAATTATTTAATACTTCCGGTGAAGTTGGACAGGTGCTTGTAGATACATTTATGTCATATATTGACAGTACAAAAAGCACTGGTATTATAAAATTTGTCTGTAATGGTTCTGAAGAAAGCTGGCAAGAAATAGAATATTGTGCCAATGAAATTCGACTATTTAGCAAAAGGGCAGAGATATCTACTCCTGATATTTGGATTATGCCTGTAGGTGCAACAAAAGAAGAACAGGAAAATGTAGAAAGTATTTGTAATTCAGCAATGCAAAAAGGATACAAAGTTGCTACAAGAAATCATTGTTATGTTTACGGTAATAAAATAGGCACATAGTATGGAAACAGTTAATATTTCTTGGCAACAAATTGAAAATGAAGTAAATAAAATTGCAAATACTATTTTATCTAAAAAAGATAATTTTGATGTTGTAATTGGACTTTCTCGTGGAGGTCTAATTCCAGGTGTAATGTTATCTCATAAACTTAACTTGCCTTTTATTCCTCTTGTTTGGCAGACAAGAGATGGATCTAAAAAAGATAAAAAGTTACTTAAACAATATAATAAAGAAACTACACTAGTGATTGACGACTTGATTGATTCTGGTAAAACATTTTATGAGGTGATTAAAGTTGCCCCTAATGTTAAATACGCTGCTTTGTTTGACAAACAGCTCTCATTGAATTCAGAATATTTTTCAAAAAATCTTGACTATTGTGGTTCATTATTATATAATGATAATAGATGGTTAATTTTTCCATGGGAAAGTTCATGAGAACTAGTGATATTATACGTGTCGGTTACCATGCGGATGGTGTAAGAGGCCCCGATCACATGTACATTGTACATATGTTTGAGGACAATATTTTAATCGAAGCCCGTGAATTACCAAACAAAAGCAAATGTTATGCAGAATCTTTAGCTAAAAACTGGGAAGAAGGTATTATAGAAAATGATAAGTGATGATATAAAACAACGTTTGGTCAAAGCAAATAAAAGATTTTTTGCTTCGGATAATGTTTCTGAGTACATCTACGATGGTGAAAAAGAACTTCTTATAAAAGAATTGTCTTCCAAATTTGAAAGTGTACTGGATAGTCTTATTATTGATCGTATTAATGATCCTAATTCTCAAGGCACATCTAAGCGACTAGCTAAAATGTATGTGAACGAACTTATGTCAGGGCGTTATGACGCAATGCCAAATGCTACAGCATTTCCTAATCATGTAGATGATGGATACAAAGGCATGCTTGTTGTACGTAGCGAACTCAATTCAATGTGTTCTCATCATCATCAACCTGTTAGTGGTGTAGCGTATATTGGTATTATTGCTGCTGAAAAACTCATTGGTTTATCTAAATACACCCGCATTGCTCAGTGGTGTGCAAGAAGAGGAACACTACAAGAAGAACTTTGTAATGATATTGCGCGTGAAATTATGACAGCTACAGGTAGTGTAAATGTTGGAGTATATGTTCAAGCGGAACATGGGTGTTGCACTAATAGAGGTATAATGGCACATAGCTCATTAACACAAACTACCGTTCTTAAAGGAAGTTTTTTTAATGATCCTAGTACTAAAAAGGAATTTTTCGATAACATAAAACTTCAACAAGACTTTTCCCGATGATCATAAAACCTAATCAACCTCAATTTGTAGTGGACTTAGAAACACTCAGTACTCGTGCTAATGCATGTATAGTTTCTATTGGTGTAGTTAAATTCACAATTCAAGATGGTATTCTTGAAGAGTTTTTTGTAAATGTTGATCCTGCTTCATGTAAAGAATATGGTTTACATTTCGATAAGGATACTATTGAATGGTGGACAAAACAGAGCAAAGAAGCAAGAGAATCATGGCAAAAAGATCCTGTTTCATTGCCTGAAGCACTACATAGACTTACCGATTTCTATGAAGAAAAAAGTCCAATATGGGGTTTCGGTGCTAATTTTGATATAACAATATTAGAGTCTGCATATTATGCTGTTGGTTATAACAAAGATAAAAAAGATGGTGAACATTTACCTTGGAAATTTTGGGACATTTATTGCCTTAGAACATTATCAAATATTGTTAATAAAAAATTACAGAAAACTGGTATCAATCACAACGCCTTACATGATGCTATTGCAGAAGCTAAATTAATTATAGAGATATTAAAATCATGAAATTAGAATATGTAGCATCAGGCACTTCTTTTATGAGGTTGGCAAATCCAATTCTAATAAATGATCAGAAAAGTGTTGAATTGATCAATAACATTTTTAATCACTTTTTTAAAAATCAACCTGGTCATTATTTTTCATTATTATATAATGCATGGGCAGAAAGTAATTTTGGTGAGAGGTTGAGTAATTTTAAACCTTCTATTCATAATTTACACGCTGATTCAGGAGGTTTGCAGATGATAACACTTGCACACAACATTCCTAAAGGAGTGAATATGAATGATCTTAAAGAAGAAGTGTATCTTAACCAAGCGAAGTGGGCAGATGTAGGTATGTGTTTTGATGAGATACCAGTAATCACAACTGGATTTTCTGATAGAAATAATGTCAGCAATAGATATTTTGATAGAAAAAATCGCAATGTTTATGCTAAACAAACAGGCGAAAATATTAAAAGACAACTTGAAGTTTTTAAGAATAATAACAGTACATGTAAACCGTTTATGATCTGTCAAGGCGGTGATTTGGATACTTACTTGGATTGGATTAATACTGTATTAGATGTTGTTCCTAAAGAGGATCACAAAAATATTGCTGGTGTAGCTATGGGAGGTGCAGCATTAGGCACTGGTCCTCTTGAAGATATACAACGTGCATTTTTTGCCAGTCAAGTACCTATTAGAGATGAAAATGGTAAACTACATTTACATATTTTAGGAGTGGGTTCACTATCTAGAATGGTGCCGTATCTTATTTTTCTTCAAAATGGATTATATGGTGATGTACACATATCGTATGATTCTACTACACATACTAGAGCAGTTGAAACTGGTGTGTATTATATGTTAGGAGAATCAAAAAAAGGATTGTTTGTTTCAGGGGCTCCTAAAACATTAAAATATGATAGGGCAAGATCAGCAGAGTCTGTTGTAGAAGGAAAGCCTTTAGAGGCAAATCCAGGGAATGCATATAAAATCATGCTTGAAGATATTCAAAAGTACTATCCTTTAAATGTATCACTAAAAAAGTTTCATGAGTGTTTAAATACTCCTTGTATTCCTTATTATGAAATGCATAACGAAATTTCAACTTGGTATCAATGTAGAACTGCTTTATGTTGTTCAAGTATTAAGAACTTTATGTTTGCAGTTGAAAATTTGATGAGTAATAAACAAGAACTGATTAATTTAGCTAAAACTAAATATCCACCAGAATCAGTTAATCAATTGTTTGAAATAAAGGATGTTGACAGTTTTAACAAATGGTTTGAGACATGGTCACCCATTTTTAAACGTAATAAAAAATCTAAGAGCATTTCTCACATAGCACCTAAAGAAAAACCCTCATTAGAGTTATTTTTTGTTTAATTTAATCTTGACAAACACTAAAAATGTGTGTATATTAAACTATAGTATTAATAATCATGTAGTAATTCAATCAGGAGTATATCATGGATACACAAAAAGTTAGAAATGCAATCGTAGAAGTTTCAAACGCAATGACAAGAGCCCAGGCTGAACGAGAACTTATTCGTGAAATTGCAAAGAAGATTCATGAAGAAGAAGGTCTTAACAAAAGAGTGTTTCGTAAAATTTGTACAGTGTACAACCGAGGCAACTTTGCAGATGAGACTACTCTGAATGAGGAGTTTGAGACTACATTCACTAATGTTATGAGTTAATTATGAATATATTTGCCCTACATCAAGAAACAAAACCTTCTGCTATAATGCACTGTGACAAACATTGTGTAAAAATGATTGTAGAATATGCTCAGTTGATGTCCACAGCACATCGCTTTCTTGA